CGTCTACCAGGGGTAACAGTCATTGAACCTCTTCCGCCTTTACCTATAACCCTGTAGCTACTAGAATTTCTAATAGGTACAACTGCATTATTAGGGTATTGTTTTCTTAACCGGTTTAGAGTAGCCGAATCATCTTTCTTTACTTTTACATATTTAGAAGATGCTGATTTCTTTCTAACTACTTTTTTCTTAGGTGTACCTGGTCCTTTTTTCTTACCAACCAGTTTTTTCTTTCCTGGCATATTATTTCTTTTTAGGTTTGCGTCCTCTTCTTACTGTAAACGTGCTTCCGTTTTTAGTCATCATAGTTACCCCTCCATTGTTGGCAGCAAATTTTACAGGTGTACCACCTGGTATATTTCTATAAGCTGCAAATCTATCTACGCTCGAAGAAATCTTTTTCTTTTTCTTAACAACTGGTTTTTTCCTAGCAACTGGTTTTTTTCTACCAACTGGTTTTTTCTTAGCTGGTGCTTTTTTCTTTTTTGGATCTGGCATAATATGTTTTTAATAATTATAATTAGTTTATTTTTTCTTTTTGCATCTAACAATACATTTCCCATTTTTATCATAAACAGGCCCTGGTGTCACAGACAACGTATCTGAAGGATCACCTTTCCTAACTAAAGCGTAAGTGTTAGTATTTTTCTTTCTATCCCAATCTATTCTTTTTATGCGATAGTTAGGATACCTCTGTTTTACGCTCTTAATTCTTTTACTTCTTTCTGATAATTCTTCTTGAGCTTTCTTAGTATCAGTAAACTTTCTTACTGGTTGTTTTTTCTTTTTCCCTTTGATTGGATCTGGCATAGCTTACTTTTTTTTCTTTGGTGCTCTCCTCATCTGTGGCTTATTAGACTTAATCGGAGCTCGCATTCCGGGTGAGGTTGGTTTTCTTTTAAGTTTTCTACTAGTAGCTCTTAGCCCTGTCTTAGGAGTTAATTTTCTACTAATAGCGCGCATTCCTGTTTTCTTTGGTTTACAGTTGCTGCATTTTTTAGCAACACCTTTTTTGCATGTACATTTTGCCATTGTGAAATAGTTTAAACTACAAGGATAGCCCCTGTTGAGAGGCTATCGTTTGCAGCAGTTAATAATTATATTCTTTTTGCTATACTTTGATAAATTTCAATACCATCATCCGTCTTAAAGAATGCAGCTAATGCTGAGTAAGGATTTTCTCCAAACGGTACTGTCATTATTTTTCTATTAGTAGCTTTCCACATAAAAGTTCTTTGGTCATTTGCTAATTCTAGCACACCAGCTTCTACAGCTTTTACTCCTACGTTTCTAAGTTCGATGTTTTCATCATTAGCTAACTCCAAAAATAATGCTGGGTCATTGATTGCCATGATACGTACATCTCTTCTAATTTCTTTTGATTTCATAGAGCTAACAGCGTTACCTACTTCTACTCTCAAAATTGCTTCTGCTAATTCTATTTCCATATTTGCAGCAGCGTTTGATGCTTCTAATTGAAGATCCATCCAGTCTAAATCATCGACTGCATTTTTAACTTCATCTAACTCTTTATAAATCAATCCATTAAGTGGGTGATATAAAGATAGTAATTTTTGCAGAGCTTGCTTTGCTTTAGGTACAACTAATGTTCCATCTCTAAACACGATATGTGCTAATGTAACGTGACCTTCTTGTTCATCTACAAAGATTGATCTTTGATTGGTAGCATAACGAATTTCTCTCTCGTAACCTTTTTGTTCATCAAACCATAACAAAGGACGCTTCTGCGTATGTCTGGTTGGTAATGTCATTACTATTGGAGTTTTTCTAGTTGCTAAGATGTATACTCTGTCTTTTATTTCCCAAGTATCTTTTGGAGCGACTGGTGCAGCTTCTTTTACTTTTGCTACTACTGGTGCTTCTGCTTCATATGAAACTGTTTCTACTTGTACTTTTGGTGCAGCCTTCTTTGCTGCGGGTTTTTTAGCGGTTGCCATGATATAAAATATTATAAGATTGTTAATAATTAATTATAAGAGTAATAACTACCCCCGAAAATTCATCGAGGGTAATCATCACAATATTTAAACTCTAGCTAGTTGCTTTGAACTCGATAAAGTTGTTTGCTCCTTGAACACATAAACATCTTTCAGAAAGCATTTGTACATTCATCTCATCGATGTCAGACGTTGCAGCTCCTACAGATCCAGTGATCCAAGATTTCATTTTTCTGTTATCAGCTTCAGAAGCTCTATAACGTACGTGTAAGAAAGGTCTTGAGATGTTCTTACCAAGATTTTGGTCGTACACAGTTTTTACACCTGCAGGAATTAACATCCCTTGTACATCACCAGTTAAACCTCTAGTAGCAGCATCGTTTAAGTATTTCCAGTCAGTCTTGTAGAAGTCATAAGAACCTCTTCTGAAACCGTTGAAACCTAATTCAAGAGCCATTCCTTCTTGGTTACTGAATACTCCGTAAGAAGTACCACCAGCTCCATAAGAATTAGCACGTGCTAACATATTGTCGATATCTAAAGAAGTACCTCTATCTAAATAAAGCATGTTCTCTTCGATAGCTCCTTGCTTATCTAATTCACCTAAGATTAAATCAAACTCAGCTAATCCAGTTAATCCAGTTGCATTGTCAAAATCTTGGTCGTTAAATACTAAACCTCTTGACTCAACAGCTGCGAATAAACCTTCAGTACCTTTTACTGTAAAAGTACCACCAGTTTGTGGGTCAGCAGCAGAAGTGATAGATACAGCTGCTTTTTCAGCTTCAATCATTTCCATTTCTAAGTAATCTTCGAAACGCATTCTTGTTTCGTGCTCACTCTTTAAGTACCATAAGTATCCAGATGCTCCATTCTCAGAAGTAACTTCTACCCATCCAATCTGAGCTGTGTCAGATCCATTGATGCTGTAAAGGTCCTTAATGATGATAGGAGAGTTAGAAAACTTTTGGAAACCTGCTTCTAAAGAACCTCTTTGACCAGAAGTACCTTTTCCGAATTCAGAACCAAAAACGAATACTGATAATTCAGGATTAGCTACTGCTACGAAAGATGCAGGCCAAGTTGCTGAATCATATGGGAAAGCCTCGATAGAATCAGCAGTGATAGACTTAACAAAAGCCTTAACGCTAACTGGTCCTTGAGAAACCACTATTGTTTGATTTACTTTGATTGCGTGACCTACTATATCGATAGTGTTGTCAGTTGCATCATTGTCTGTTGCGATTACTGCATCACTATAAGCAATATGTAATCTACCTTGCTCACTCCATACTACTTCATCAGAAGCCATTGGGATTTCAGCAGAAACCATACGTAAGAAAGATCCGATAGATCTGTTACCATAACGCTCTACTTCTTTCTCATATACTTCAGGAAGAAATTGTTGTGTGAAATTGAAATCATTCGATCCAATCGCCAAGTAGTTACCGTTAAATAACGTTTTAGTAGGCGATGGAGTTAAAGATGCTGGAAAAGCACCACCATTTGCAAAACTCATAATTTTTAGTTTTTAATAATTAATTTACTGATATGTTTTAAATCTCAGTTTGCCAGGGGACTTTCCTTTTTCCACTGCTACAACTCTTGCTTTCACTCCGCTCGTAGAAGGAACACTTTTACCATGACTCTTACGGCCATCCATATCGATGTTCTTTTTATTAGCTGAAGATGTTTTTACCGCATCTGCTTGACCTTGTTTATAGAAATGGTCTGCAATCGCGTCAGCATTCATTGCTGTGAATAGCGCCTTGTGATAGCCTTTCTCATCTTTCAAAGAACCTTCATCGCCTAAGTACTTCTTAGTAAAATTCTCGATATCTGATTGGGCTAATTTTGTACCTTCCACATCTTTAACGTTATACCTGTATCGTTTTTCACCTACTTTAAATTCAAAACCTTTGAACTCTTCGTTGAATAACTTATTGGTTTTATCCGCAAAGATTGTTTGCTTCTGGGTACGACTTGTAAGGTCCGCTTCCTGGGCTTCACTATGTCTATTAAAGAAATCGACTGCCTTCTTTTGATCCGGCGTTAGCGAGGATCCAGCTTTGATTTCATCATAGTATTTATCTTTCTGACTTTGTAAATGCTTCTTAGCTTTTCCAAGGTCTCTTTTCTTATCTATTAATTTTCTCTTCATTTCACGATCATCCATAATGTCTTCATCAACATCATAAAGATCTTCCATTATAAGATCAATTTCATCAGAATCTAAACTAGGCTCTAATGCTTTGTGGTATTCACGTAGTACTTCTGCGTCATCTAAAGTATCTACATCAACGTTTAGTTTGACATAGTCTTCAATAGTACCACCAGTTTCATTAATGAACTCGACCAACTTCTCGACATTTTCAGGGAGTATCGGTCCAGCGCTATCCTCTGTACTAGGAATAGTAGCTTGACTTTCATTGTCACCTTCTTTGCTTTCGATTGTAGTGTCTTCATCAATCTCGGTTATTTCTTCTAAAATAGAAATTTCAGAATCGCTATCACCACTTTCGCTGCTAATACTAGCGTCATCACTAGACTGCTCAGCAAAATCATCAATACTACTCCCACTAGTGTTAACTGCGCTATCGCTACTATTTTCATTTTCGCTTTCTTCGCTATCAGCTTGAGCTGACTCCATATTAACTTTAGTGACTCCATCTTGATCGGTGTTATCTTGTTCGCTAGCGCTTGCAGGTGCGTCTAGATTTACCTTGTGTACAGTTTCTTGTACATCAGCAGCTTGGAGATTGCCCAAGTCTACTTTCACGACTCCGTCGTCATTGTTGTTTTCCATGATAAAATATTATAAGATTATACTAATTATTAATATCACCTAGGTTCAAAGGAACCTAAGCCAATTCCTCTATTTAAAGAGTCATTTCCGTTAGACTCGAATTGCTTCTGTCCTGTTTTCTGTGCTTGCATTTGTTGTTTCGACTGTTCTTTAAAACCCTCTCTACTGTCTTTTCTATCTTCCATATACGCATCTTTCATAGAAGGTAACGCAGTCGCTTGTTGTAAACGTACGTTTAATTCATACTCATAAGTCATCAACTCTTTCTTACTTTTTACTTCTAACTCTAGCTGTCTTCTGTCAATCGCTTCTTGAAATTGCATCGTGCTTTGTTTAGCTTGCTCAGCTTGTTGCGCTTTTTCTATTTCCATTTGCGCAGCCATTTGTTGATTTTGTTGATTAGCTTGTGCTTGTGCTTGGATGTTTGCTTGTTGAGCTTCTTGCTCTCTTTCAAACTTCTTTTTCTTAGCTAATTTTAAAACTCTATTTGCTGTCTTTAAATTACGTACTTCTCTAACGTCGATAGCATCGTCTAAATCTATTAGATTATTTGCTAATGCTACTTGTATGTTATTTTCTAATATTTGTCTTTCTTCTTCATCCGGCGCGAATTCAATTAAAATTCCAAAATCTCTAAGGTGTAACTCAGATAATTCATCTAAGATTGAAACATCGTGTGCACCTATACTTTGTATCCATGCGTCTCTCATCGGGTGATACTCTAATACATCTGAAATTCTCAGTGTAAGACAATCAGCCATATATTGAGTGATTGCTAACATACCGTCTTGTATATGTCTTGTAGCCGTATTTGAATTAGCAGCAGCTAACTTTTGAACACCTACTAACGCACGAGCATCAGGTGTAGTACCATCTCTTGCTTCGTTTAATCCGGTCACATCCCTAATCATCTGTAAGTAATAGTTATACGTAGATATTAAAGATTGTATTTTATTATTACCTGATCCACTTGATACTTCTTGAATTGGTACTTTACCTGGATTCATATCTCCTTCACCAGTAAATGATCTACCTATAATTGATCCTGTTTGAAAAAACATTTTCATCGCCTCAGCAGGATTATAGTTTGTACCATTACCTAAATCAATTTCTGCTAAACCATCAGCATCAATATAAATACCGTCTGGC